ATCGAAATGCCCGTCGACGAACGGCACCGCGCCATCTACGCCCAGTACCTCGACCTCGAGATCGCCACCTCGGGCATCGCGCAGGACAAGATCTTGCGGGCGTACGAGATGCAGGTCGCGGGCAAGCTGCACAAGGCCGGGGCCTTCCCCTCGGCGACTGCCAGCGTCGCGTGGACAGACCACGCCAACGCCGACCCGCGTGCGGATGTGCTCGCCGCCATCGCCACCATGCGCAAGACCGGGGTGCTCCCCAACATCCTGCAGGTGAGCTGGCCCACGTATCAGCACCTCGTCCAGTGCAAGCGGGTGCAGGAGGCGGTGTACGCGATTTTCCCCGACGCGATGAAGTCGGGGACCATCTCCATCACCCAACTCTCGGCCTACCTCGACATTGAGGTGGTGGTCGCCGGGGCCATGCGCAACACCGCCAACAAGGGCAAGGCCGCCAACCTCGCCGACATCTGGACCGATACACAGGCCCTGCTCTGCCGCGTGGCCCCCGCAGGCTCTGACATCGTCGAGCCTTCCATCGCCCGCACGTTCCTCTGGAACGAGGGCGCGGGCGGCGAGATCATCGTCGAGGACTACTACGACGAGCCCACGCGGGCCAGCATCATCCGCGTCCGCCACGACATCGATGTGCGCATGATCAAGTCGTACGACGACAGCGGCAACGTCCTCTCGGACGTGTCCCGCGCCTGCGGCATCTTCATCACCGGCATCAAGGCGTAACGCTCACACCCCTGCCCCCCCGACCGAGGCCCGCCGGTGCTCCCCCTTCCGGCGCTGGCGGGCCTCCCCTCAACCTCCAGCAACGAGCGACGCGATGCACGACGGCCCCCTCGATCTCATCACCGGTTACGCCGAGAGCCTGATGCAACTCGGCGCGCTCAAGGGCGCGATTGCCGCTGTAGGCATGGCTGTGGCCACCATCATGAGCGGCCCCGCCGCCGTGCTGGTCAACCTGCTGCTGACGCTGATGACCTTCGACTACCTGCTCGGGTTCACCCGTGCGTGGCAGGCGGGGAGCATCAACAGGACGAAGATGGTCCGTGGCGCGGTCAAGATGCTGTGCACCCCTCTGGCGGTGCTGGTCGTCGCCGCGCTGGACTGGGCGATGCGTACCGTCACCGTCGCGTGGATGCCGGAGGGCGTGACCCTCACCGTGCCGCTACGCGACCTTTTCCTGCTCTACATGTGCGCCCATGAGGGGCTCTCGTGTCTCGAGCACCTCGGGCACTTGGGCGTGCCCATCCCCCCCGCACTGCGCGACCGCCTGCGGGCGTACCGCGACAACATCTGCCCGCCCGCTCCGCAACAGCAGGCGGCGAAAGGAAAGCGCTGATGCACGCCATCCTCATCGGCAGCCCGCACAGGGCACTCATCGAGCGTGCGGCCCAGCAACACGGCCTGCCCGCCGAGTTGGTCGCCGCCGTCGTACAGGTCGAATCCGGCGGCGACCCGTGGGCCACCCGCTACGAGCCCGGATTTTTTGACCGCTACATCGTCGGCTCCGTACCCGCTGCCGTCCGCCCCTGCTCGCGCGAGACCGAGGGCCGCCTGCGGGCGACCTCGTTCGGGCTCTTGCAGGTCATGGGGCAGGTGGCCCGCGAGCGCGGCTACAAGGGCGTCTACCTCACCCAGCTGTGCGACCCCGCACTCGGCCTCGAGTACGGATGCCGTCACCTCGCGTGGACGGCTGTACGGCTCTCGGGCAAGGGCGTCACCGACTACGCCAGCCTGTGCGCCGCCTACAACGGCGGACTCGGCGCGGTGCTCAAGCCCGGCTCGTACCGCAACCCCGAATATCCCGCCAAGGTGCTCGCGGCCCTCGGCGGCTCGTGGGAGATGACCGCGTGACCATGCGGGCGGCGCAGCACCGGCTCAACGCACTGCACGTGCGTTGCCGCCTACGCGAGATGGGCTGCCCACGTGGTCTGGCCTCATGGCTCTCGCACCTGTGGGAGCGTCTCATACACCCCATCATCTACGGAGGATGACGTGCGATACATCATCAACCTCTGGCTCGCCTGCCTTGCGCTGCTGCTCTGCGTCGCCTGCAACGACGGTGAGGTCGAGCGCAACGCCTACAACACGCTGCTGATCGCGGGGCACACCTACGACGCGACCATGAGCGCCACCGCCGACGCCTACGGGCGCGGCATCATCTCCGCAGAGCAGTACGACCGCGCCAAGGCCGTGGCCCGCATCTACTACGGCGCGTACCAGACAGCCCGCATCGCACTGGAGGAGTACGTCGCCGCCGACGTGCACAGCGACTCCGACCGCGAGCGGCTCATGAGTACGCTCACGGCCCTTGCGCTGCGCCTCGCAGAGCTCACCGAGTACGCCCGCCAGATAGGCGTGGGCGTCCACAACGTCCGGGAGGTTGACAATGGGTAGAGACGTATTGCTCGCCGTGCTGGGCCTCGCCCTCAAGTACGGCGTCCCCGCCGTCATCGACGCGGTCAACCGTGGTCACGGCGACGTGACCGTGGACAAGGTGCGCGAGCTCGAGTCGCTCGTGCGTGACCCCGACAGCTACGACCCGGAGTAGACCATGACACAGGCTGCCGTAGATTTTGCCGTCGTGCTGGCCGACCCCCACGGGCCGGGTGCGACCGTCACCCTCACGCTGGACGACGGCACAGTGCTGCCCGGCGTGCGGGCCGTGGTGCGCAGCTGCGGCAGCCTGCCCCCCATGTGGATAGGTGCCCTCGGCGGCCCCGACCGTAACGCCTCGTGGACCGAGGTCACCCTCCATGTCGATGCACTGCCCGACCCTGCCGCGCTCAAGCTCGTCACCATCGGCACCGCCGAATGGCGGGCCGTAGCGTGGCAACCGCGCATGGGCGGTGGGTCTGCCTACGCGCATCGCATCGCGTGCAAGGGTTCGCAGCGCCTGCCGGGGAGGCCGTCGTAATGCCGCGCATCCGCCCCGACCGTCACCACCTCGCGCCCGGCGGCGAGTTCGCCGCGTTCGGCGACGTCGCGGGCAGCGACTCCACGCTGTTCCGCATCGACGACGAGGCACAGGCGTACCTCGCCCGTCTCGCCGACACGTTCCCGCGTGAGTTCGCCCGCGCACTGCGGCACGTGGGCTGGCGCATCCAGCAGCAGCTCAAGCGCACCATCCGTCAGGAGAGCGGCGCACCGGGCACGCGCTGGCAACCGCTCTCACGGATGCACATCTTCCGGCGCATGGACCAGCTCAAGGCGGGGTATGCCGACGCGGAGACTGGCAGGTGGACGCACGGCAAACGGTGGGGCCTCAAGCGGCTGCGCAGTGGAGCACCCGACGGGGCTGGCGGTGTCACGACGATGGAGCGCGACTCGCGCGGCAGATACACGCGCGGCGTGCGTGCGGCGCGTGGCGGGCACTCCATCCCCGATGCGTTCAACCGTTGGCGGGGCAGTAATTCGTTCACGCGCGGTCGCTCGTCCATGGGCGGGCGGCTCCAGAACGCGCTCCGCTATCGCTATTTCGACGACCAGCAGCGCGTGCAGATCGGTGCGCTCACCCGCAGCGCCGGGGCGTTCCTCGGCGCTGTGCAGGGCGGGCGGCGCGGCTCGCGCGGTGTGTTCCAGTTCGAGGGCGAGCAGCCGGTCACCCCGGCGATGCGGCGGGCATTCTGGGCGGCGGGTGTGCCCCTCGCCAAGAGCAAGCGCAGCATCGAGCAGCCAGAGCGCCCCCTCGTCGGTCCCGTCTACCGGGTCGTGCAGTCGGAGATAGGCCCCATCATCGAGCAGCGCATCCTCGACATCCTGCAAGGCAAGACCGGGAGACGTGCATGACCAGTTACGAGATAGCCTCCGCATGGGCCGAGGCCATCGCCGCCGACGCCACGCTCACCGCGTGGGCCGTCACCACCTGCGGGCGCACGTGGGACGTGCGCGTGGGCTGGCAGCCCGACCACCTGCCCGCAGAGGACGAGGCCCCGCTCGTGGTGCTCGACCCCGAACGCTGGAGCGAGACCGCCGCCCGCGACGCCACCACCCACACCATCAACGTCGCCGTCGCCGTCAGCGACGAGGCGTGGGAGACGGTCAACGGCGTGCGCAACCTGCGCGGACTGCGCCGTCTCGACCGTGAGGTGCTGCCCCGTCTGCTCGCCGTGCTGGACATGGCGGTATCCGGCGTGCGGCGTGGGGCCACACGCATCGACTATGACCCGCAGTTTTTCCCGCTGCTCTATCTGGACGCAGCGATAACCGTAGAGATCGGGCGGCCTGTAGGCTCCCGCCGCTAGGAGGCAATCATGTACAGACAGGTCACGGGCGGCGCGTGCCGCCTCGTCCTCTACCGCGAGACCGCTCTCAAGACGCCTGACAGCGCCTCGGGCGTGCTGCTCGCCATCAACTCCGAGTCGTTCAAGTCCGGCGCGAACAAGAAACAGTCGGGCGTCATCCGTGGCAAGCGCGGCCCCGGCAAGCCCTCGCGCGGTCTGGCGCAGCTCTCCGGCGGCATCGAGTCGCCCGCCTACGCCCCGCAGATGGGCCACCTGTTCCGCGCACTGTGCGGCGCGCCGACCACCACCGAGGTTGCCGTCGTCTCCTGCTCTGCCGGGCCTGCCGTCGACCATGGCGGTGGTTTCGTGGGCATCCCCTGCGCGGGGCACGGTTATGTGCAGGACGACACCGTCACCATCGTTGGCTCGACCAAGTATGACGGCACCTACCGCGTCGAGCGCGGCACCACGACCGACGAGCTGGTCATCGCCGCGCCGTACCTCGCCGAGACCATGACCGCCACCATGAAGGTGCATCGTGGGCGCGTGGCCCGTCTCAAGGGCGCAGCTGCAGCGGGTACAGCGGGCAAGAGCGTGTTGCCCACCAGCGGCTTGCACGGGCTGCAACCCGGCGACTCCGTGACCATCACCGGCACGACCAGTTACGCGGGTACGTATGTCCTGCA